CTCTACAGGAAGTTGCTACAGGGGCAGGAAAAACTATTATCACAGCCACGCTGAGTAAGATATGCGAAAAATACGGCAGGACGATGACCATCGTACCAAATAAAAGTCTTGTTGAGCAAACTGAAGAAGATTTTAGAAATTGTGGATTAGACGTTGGTGTGTACTACGGCGATAGGAAAGAATTAAACAAAACTCATACTATTTGCACGTGGCAGAGCCTAAACATCTTAGATAAGAAATCACACAACGATGATTCTGTATTGACCCTTGCAGAATTTTTAGACAATGTTAAAACCATCATCATAGACGAAGTACATCAAGCCAAAGCAGAAGTATTAAAAAAATTATTAACAGTTAATTTTGCTCATGCGCCGATTCGCTGGGGATTAACTGGAACAGTTCCTAAAGATGACTTACAATTTGAAAGTATTCGATGCAGTTTAGGCGACGTGATTAATCGTGTATCTGCACATGATTTACAACAAAGAGGGGTATTAAGTGCTTGTCATGTTAATATCATACAATCGCAAGAGCTTCGAGAATTTGAAAGTTACCCGGCAGAATTAAAGTATCTTGTTACCGACGAAGATCGCATGCTGTGGGTATCTAAGATGATAAAAGGAATTGCAGACAGCGGAAATACGTTAGTCCTAGTTGACAGGATTGAGTCAGGAAAATTTTTAGTTAACGAACTTCCAGAGTCTGTTTTTATCAGCGGCGCTGTTAAAACTAAAGATAGAAAAGAAGAATATGATGAAATTAAAACCAGCGATAACAAGATTATTGTGGCGACTTATGGTGTGGCCGCTGTGGGTATTAATATCCCTAGGATTTTTAATTTGGTTCTTTTGGAGCCCGGAAAGAGCTTTGTACGAGTTATACAAAGTATTGGACGAGGTATTCGAAAGGCAGAAGATAAAGACTTTGTCCAGATCTGGGATGTCACAGCAAACACGAAATATGCTAAACGTCATCTCACTGAACGGAAACGGTTCTATAAAGAAGCGAAGTATCCGTTCGCTATTGAAAAGGTAAAATACTAAGATGCAAATATTAACATTAGACAACAAAACATTCTATCTAAATGATTTACCAGATGAGATTGATGAAGATTTTAGATTTTCTGTTTTAGATAACAGCGACAATCAAAATCCTGATTACTTCTTTCTGCCATTAATCTTTTTAGAATCATTTACAGGACCCGCCGCTGTACTTAAAGTGGGCCCACATGAAATTACTATGCCGTTAGATTGGTGCACCATTGTAGGCGACCCAACTGGCCCAGAAATGGAAGTGTTGCCACTTACTAGCTTGAACGATAGAGGATTTAAAACATTTACATTTAATCCGTTAAGTAGTTTCCGTCCTGAGTTTTTTGAAATTGATATCATTAACATTTACCAAGATGTTAAATGGTTTTTTCCAAAGATGAAACCGGGACAGTTGTTGACCACGCCATTACACGGTGGAGATAAACCGGCATGTGCGTTCTTTGTCAAAGAAGTTAGCCGACAAAGTGAGATCGTTGACTATTCTAGGTGTTGGTAATATGGGAAATCTTAAACCAGGTGCAACCTATATACATGAACGTGTAGACAACGTAGTCTATGCTAGAGAGTTTGGTTCCGATCCTAGCACTAGGCAAGTAGTTGGCTGGGATTATGACAAGGACGATCCAAATTTTGACCCACGCACAGCAGATGGCCGACCATTAATTGATCAGATGCGAGAAGATCAGCTCTGGGCAAACATCCGTAGGGAAGCAAAGACAAATCCCACTTTGCAGGCGGCCATGGAACGTGTTAAAATGTTATATTATTTGAGTAAAGAAAAAGATGGCACTTGATATTAAACGTGAATTAAATGCAGTTGATAAGAGAGATTATGATTTCTATGATAAACTGTCTGACGAAGAGAAGAAAGAATTCTCACCCTATATCCTGATGAGATATGTATCAAATGTACAAGGTGATGCCGACACCCAAGAATGGTTCTTAGAACACACTAACGAACATGTGAACAAACACCATTGGGTATTATCAAAAAATCATAAAGCACTGTTGTGGAAATTATTTGCCGGATGTGGCACTGGTATTACTGCATATCATCCATATCTTAAAGCTAGCACGAAAGAAAAAGCAGTTAAGATTGAAAAGCTGTTAGCAGAGTTATATCCAGCGATGAAACTTAGAGAAATCAAGCAGTGGGCCAAGATGCTGTCTAAAGAAGACAAAGAAGAACTATTTGACAAGATGGGATTTGACAAAAAACAACGCAAGGAATACGAATAATGTGGACTGTTGGAGTTACAAAAGACGATCAAGTATTTTTAGAAACCGATGACTTCACACATGATGTAAGATTGTATGTCAACGGCGATTTTGCATCTAAGGAACAAGAAATAAAATACGCAAGCGATCTAGCGAGAAAAATTAACGGTACATTGGATGATGCAACTAGCTGAACAGCCTTTCACCTGCACACATTGTGGTAAGAGTTTTATGAAAGAGAAAACTCTGTTTGCTCACATGTGCGAACCTAAACGTAGGTTCATGCAGAAAGATGAAAAGCGTGTTCAAACAGGATTTTATGCGTTCAATCAATTCTATAAAATCCGCCAAGGCTCAAAAATACAAAAAACCTATGACGAATTTTGCAAGAGTGCGTACTATAATGCATTTGTAAAATTTGGCAGTTTCATGAATAATGTAAATCCGTTATATCCAGAAAAATTTATCGAATTTGTGATTAAAAGTGATGTTAAACTTGATCACTGGTGTAGAGATGAACTGTACGAAACATATCTGTATGAGATGTTGAAAATAGAGCCAGTAGAATCTGCGTGTCGTCGGACTATCACTACAATGATTGAATGGGGTGACACTAGCGGAGCACAATGGAATCATTATTTCAACTATGTGAATTTTAATCGAGCGGTGCATGACATTAAAGATGGAAAAATCTCAGCGTGGGTCATTTTAAACTGTTCATCTGGCAAGAAAATGCTTGAAAGTTTCAATGATGAGCAACTTGACTTAATCAGCAAGTCTCTAGATATTCCATATTGGATCAAGCACTTCAAATCAAACAAAGAAGACGTTGCTGTAGTGAGAGAAATCTGTGAAGGTTCAGGAATCGAATAATGCCAGATATTGATATTGACTTCGCTAATCGAGATTTAGTCTTAGATAAGATTAAACATGCTGTGGCTGCGAGGATTGAAGGCAACGATGCTAAAAAACATAACACTGGTGTGTATTGTCATGAAATTCCAGTCAATCCTCTTACAGGACTTGCTAGCATTGATTATGACGAAGCCGAAAGTCGAGGATATTTTAAAATAGATTTTCTAAATGCCAGCGTCTATAATGACATCCGAGACGAAAATCATATCATTGAATTATTAAAGGTAGAACCTTTGTGGGATTTGTTAGAACAGAAAGATTTTTGTGACATGATATTCCATGTTAACGGATATCATGAACTAGTTGCCAAACTAAAACCAAAAAATATTGAACAGTTGGCTATGTTTCTAGCCTTACTCAGACCGGGTAAAAAACATCTCATCCCAATATGCCAAGAAAAAGGCTTCGATGCGATCAAAGACGAAATTTGGGTGAAAAATGAAGATGCTTATACGTTTAAGAAGAGTCATGCTGTTGCGTATGCCCATGCTATCGTTGTACAAATGAATCGGATTTGTGAAAGTCTTAGCTAATCCGGCGTTTAGGATTACGTACTAGTTGTATCGACTTGCGTTTGATCCGTTTTTCTGCAATTTCGCTCAAATTTACCGTAGGACCAAAAATTATAGTAATGTCTTTGCTATTGAAAGTTTTGATATAAGGTCTAAAAGCAAACATTTCATTTTTTAAGAAAATATTAATTGGGATTTTACGATTTGACTCCCACCACCATGTTTCGCCGAGCTCTAAAAAGTTAGATTTTTCAAATTCTGTGCGGATTATGCCAAAATCGTAAATGCTTGTAACATTAGAATCGTAGTTTATAACTATCCCTACATATTCGTCCTCGTTAGAACGTATGCAGGTGATAAATGGAAATTTTTCTTGAAATTCTTGGTCTTTGTTTGACTTCATATACCTTATAAATATGCTTATGCAGAAATTACCTGTCTATTTATATACCAATCTATATGACATTATACTAGATTTGGACAACTCACGAGGTGTTAACAACGTCATGTACCAGCGCAACCTAATTTTTCAAAAGGGCCTCAAAAATCAGGTCCAGATCCAGTTTAAAAACTCGGATCAAAAACCAGTACCAATCACAGGTGGCACATATTTTTTCAGAATGTTTGATAATTCAAACGTAATGCCATTTGAACCAAAAAAATTAGACATCATCGATGACGGTGTGACCACAAGCACACGTGGCTTGGCACTTTTGACCTTAACTGAAAGCGATACTATTGACGTACATCCACAAACTTACACATTCAGCATCACCGCGCTAGGTGCTGACGGTAGTTATGTACCAACCTACTCAAATACAT